TGAACTATTGCGTAGATTAAACGAAGTTCAAATAGATGAGTCTAGTTTTGCTGCTGCTAAAAACGTGCAAGCACTAGCTAAAGATGCAATTAATTCTGCTATTAGACAAACGCTCCAAGATGCACAAGAGTGGCCTTTTCTTTTAGTTACCCATGAGCAGACGTTAACTGCAGGTACTGGTGTGTATTCTTTTCCTGCCGATTATTCAAAAGCAGACTGGGATACTTTTTTTATTAAACGACTTACATCAAAAAATAACATACCTAAAAAACTAAAACTGCTTACTTATGATCAATATTTAACCAAGTATAGAAGCAATGAAGAAGTAAGTGGTGAGGGTGGAAGAAGCGATCCTGAATATGTATATACAACACAGGATACAAAGTTTGGTGTTACTCCTGTTCCTGATGCAGCTTACGTAGTTGAATATAGATATTTTAAGTTCCCTGCTGATTTAGTTTTACATAGTGATGTATCAATTGTACCAGATAGATTTAAACATGTAATTCTTGATGGTGCTATGATGTATATGATGATATTTAGATCAAATGAGCAAAGTGCAAATATGCATAGTGTAAAATTTGAAGACGGTATAAAAATGATGCGTAGATTAGTTTTAGATCAACATATTAATGTTATATCTACCATGTTACAACGATCTACTTCTAGTGCAATTGTTGATAGAATTTAGGAATGGCAGACAATCTACAAACCTTTGTCTCTGTTTGTGCAGGGGGACTTGTCACTAATGTTGACCCTATTACCCAAAGTGGTAATTTACCCGGAAGTGCTATTAGATTAGTTAATATGGAACCATCACTTGAGGGTGGGTACAGACGGATAAGCGGTTATGAAAACTCTTACGGCACATTACCGGGTACGGGTAAAGTTTTAGGTTTAACTGTAAATGGTCAAATAAATCAAGGTATAATTGGCAGCAGAACACCTTCTTCTGGAAATAAATACCTGCATTTTTACAACCACTACTATACTGTAGCTTTAGGAACAGGACAAGGTTCTAGTTTTAGTGTAGGAGAAACTGTTACAGGCGTAGTTAGTTCATCAGATGATACTGCTGTAGCTGCGACAGGCACAGTAATATCTATAGCAGCAAATTCTATTGTGGTAAACTTTGGCAGATTACCTACTAATATTTTTGCTACAGCTAACGTAATCACGGGTGGTACATCTAGTGCAACAGGCACTGTAGCAAGTACCCCTACTGTTATAGGTTGGACTACTGTAAATACCGACTTAGTTGCTAACGATCCTGATGGTGTATGTGCATCTCAAACTCCGGGTAGTGCTGTTAATCTAACTATAAACGGTGCTTTAGCAGATGGTGGCAGTGTAAACTTCACAACTTCTGCTGCACAACAACCTAGACAAGTTACTATTACAGGTACGGCAGATGAGTCCGGTAAAAACTTTACTATAACAGGAACAAACTCTTCAGGGGTAGCTTTAGTAGAAATTGTAGCAGGGCCAAATAATAACACAGTAAATAGTACCGGATACTTTAACACTATTACACAAATAGCTGTATCTGCTGGAACTTCAGCAGCCATTACTGTAGGTTCAGGTGCAGGAGAATACAGACCAAATAACCCTACTATGACAGGCGTTGACACTATACGCTTTGAAAAGTATAATTGGTTTGAAGAAACATTAGTACTAACAGACGGTATTAATTTTGCAGCTACATATAATGGAACTACGTACAAACAGATAACACATGTTAATGCTCCTAACAACCCTAAGTTTGCTACTGCTTTTGCAAATCATTTATGGTTAGCTGGTGATCCTGACGAACCTTTTAATATTTATTTTTCTTCTCCTAATGCAGATACAGATTATGATCCGGCAAATGGAGCAGGTGTTATTAACATAGGCTTTACGATAACACAAATAAAGTCTTTTCGTAATCAACTGTATGTATTTGGTCAAAATCAAATTAAACGCATTATTGGTGATAACTACTCTAATTTTACTGTAGAAAGCGTTACTAATGACTTAGGTTGCGTTGCACCCGATACCGTAGTAGAATTTGGTGGCGATCTTATCTTTCTTGGTCCAGATGGCATTAGACCAATTTCAGGAACCTCTAGGATTGGTGACGTTGAACTTGAAACAGTATCACGTGAGATACAAAAAACATTTGAAAACTATACAGAAAACGAAGACGTAACTAAATTAAAAGCCTTAATACTTCGTAGAAAATCTCAGTTTAGATTATTTTTTGAAAACAATACTTCTTTATCTTTGTTAGCAGCCATACGTAAAAGTTCTTCAGCGCAGTCTACATTTGAATATAGTCAGCTTGTAGGTATTGAAGCAACAGCAGTAGCCAGTGGATATGTAGGACAGTTTGAGTTTGTGCTTCATGGAGATACCGCTGGTAAAGTGTACAAGCAAGAAGAGGGTAACTCGTTCGGCGGGAGTGATATATTAAGCGTTTATCAAACTCCTTTTTACTTTATGCAAGACCCAGAATTACGTAAAGTATTTTACAGAGTTAAAACCTTTCTTAAATCAGAGGGTGAGTCAACAATAGCTGTAGGCTTAGAGTATAATTTTGGTGATGCAGAAATTTTTACACCTGCAAACGTAGAATTAACTACAGCAGGTGCAGCATCTTTCTTTGATGCAACTTCAACTATCTATGATGACACAGACATCTATGACGGAAACCCTACACCAATTCGTAGTACTAACATAAGTGGCTCAGGTGATTCTATTTCAGTATCTTATGTTACCAACAGTACAAGCCCCAGCCATACCATACAGGCTGTATCAATATTGTATGGAACAGGGGATAGGAGATAACAAGTGGCAGGATATACAAGACAATCTTCAGCGGATATTATTGCAACGGCTGTTGTACGTGCTAATCCGCTTAACGTAGAATACAATGCTCTTCGGGATGCCTTTAGCGCAAGCACAGGGCATAAGCACGATGGTACTACAGCAGAAGGTGCGTATGTACCTTTAATTGCTGACTCAGACGCACTGAACAAAGTAGCTATAGATACATCAAACAATCGTGTTGGTGTCTTTGTAGAAGTGTCTAGTGCTGCTGTTGAACAGATACGTATTCAAGACGGTGCAGTAGTTCCTGTTACCACTAATGATATTGACTTAGGTACATCTAGCCTGCAGTTTAAAGATTTGTATCTTGATGGTACAGCCACAATAGACGTATTGCAAGTAGACACTAACTCTACCCTTACAGGTAATCTTACTGTAAATGGGAATACTACTCTTGGTAATGCTGCAAGTGACACAGTTACAGTTACTGCAGATGTAGCCTCTCCCCTAATACCTTCGGCTGATGATACATACGACTTAGGTGCTGTAGGCTCTGAGTGGCGTAATCTATACATTGATGGTACTGCTAATATTGATGCCTTAGTAGCTGACACGGCAGATATCAATGGCGGTTCTATTGATGGTGTAACTATTGGCGGTAGCTCTGCTGGTGCTGGTACTTTTACCACATTAGCTGCTACAGGTACATCTACATTAACTACAGTAGACATTAATGGTGGTGCTATTGACGGTGCTATTATCGGTGCTAATTCGGCTGCTGCTATTACAGGCACAACAATCACTGGTACGTCTCTTGTTGGTCCAGTTACAGGTGATGTAACAGGCAACGCAGACACTGCAACAGCATTAGAAACAGCACGTACTATTGGCGGTGTATCTTTTGATGGTACTGCTAATATCAACCTTCCCGGTGTAAATACTTCAGGCAATCAGGACACTTCAGGTAATGCTGCTACAGCTACAGCATTAGAAACTGCTCGTACTATTGGTGGTGTTAGCTTCGATGGTACGGCTAACATAAGTCTTCCGGGTGTTAACACCACAGGTAATCAAGATACATCTGGCAATGCTGCTAGTGCAACTGTATTAGAAACAGCTAGGTCAATTGCTGGTCAATCTTTTGACGGTAGCGCAAACATTACCATTGCTGCTACAGATTTATCTGACACTGACCAGAGTTTAGCTACAGGCGATAATGTACAGTTTGCTCAAGTGACTACCACTGGCAATGCTATTATTGGTGGTAACTTAACAGTAAATGGTACTACAACTACAGTCAACTCAAGTAATATGACTGTGGATGACCAGCTTATTGAATTAGGCAATGGACGTTCAGGTTCAGCTTCTGGTGATGCAGGTATTGTTATTGAGCGTGGTAGCGATGCTAATGCGTTTATTGGTTTTGATGAGAGTGCAGATAAATTTACTGTAGGTACTGGCACATTTACAGGTGCATCTACTGGCGACCTCACTATTACTACAGGTACACTTGTAGCCAACATTGAAGGTAATG